CCGTGAAACGTGCGACCATGGATGCCAAGAACACCCTCAACATTACATCGTAGGAAGTCAGCTACAAGCCCCGGTAGCGGCTTCAGGTCATCGTCTGCCTTAATCACATAATCACCCTCAGTCATTGTGGCCACAGCATGACGAATCTTATTTCCAGGGTCCGGCCATGCCCTCACAATCTTAATAGGCAAATCGGTTTTATATCCTGCCGCGCTGCAATCGCACAACCAAACATCCGGGGTCTCATTCAACCAGGCCCGCAGAACTTCGCCTAATCGGTCAAGGCGGCGATAGGTTACAATGACAACTGAGACGTTCATGTCGTTTGCCCTGTGATCATGTCCACCCCGTATCCGACTTGCTTCCTGAAACGTCTTGATGCCTGGAAGTGCTCAATCACCGGCATCTGCTTTTCGGGATATCGGTAATCAAAAATGTGCGTATATTGAAACGGCATCCTGTAAAGTTTATCACACCGATCCAATTGATCAACCGCCAATTTTAAGCATTTCTGATGCCTAATATTGGGATGCGTTAATCCTATTTTGTGCCAGCACTCAATTATTTCTCGCGCAGATTTACAATTTTTAACCCACAACGTCCCGCTTAGAAGTTCATCGTTGTCTCCTCCGCGCCCATGGTAACAATGAAATGCCGCTGCAATATCATAGGTGCCGGATGCCGTCAACCTGTCAAATAACTCCGGCCACTGCCTGACAATACCATCGGCATCAATAAAAACAATATCCTTCCGGGGAAATTCCTTCATGGCTTTTAGGATGCACTGCGACTTGTAATTGAGGTTTGCCCGCCAAGTCTCAAGCGGCGGGTAATGATAAAATTTGAAAGGTATTCCAAAATGCTTCAAGGATGCCCTGAGAGCCTCGATCTCTTTCTCATATCCCGTCCCCTCAGTGTAAAATGAAACAACCTTCCATTTGCACATTCGCTTGTTTAATTTGAATTCGCCAAAAGGGAAACATCGCAACTTTGATTTCGGATTCATATTGACAACCTGAATGCCTGCCGCTTTCAGTTTAATAGCCAATCGGTTCATCCCCTCGATCCATCCCCTGACTTCGGGGTCTCCATTTGTCCCGGACGGATAGCCGCTGTGAAAATTGCCCTTCTTGTCCATATCATAGCCAAGCAGGTATATCTCCTTTGAGCCCAAGCCAACGGCAAGCTGAATCGCTGCATATCCGCTATTCCCACCCGTGTAAATCCCTTCCCTCAATGAAGTCAACAATCCGTTGCAGCCGATGAACTTCACAAGCAAAACATCATTTTCAAAACTGGCTTCCTTATGGTCCGTCCATATCCGCAAGCCGCGATAGGCGTTAAATTTCTCATAGGCATCATCCGGCAGTTTCCTTCCGCCGCGCCCCTTGTACCAAGTATAAAGTCGTGAGTCCATAGAAAACATGATCTCGGCAAACGGCGCGTATTCAACCGCCCTGTTTATAGCAATAATATTTTCACCACGAAGCGTTTCAAAATCGAAACCTGTCAATGACTTCCCGCCACCTATAATAAAGCAGCGCTGCCCCGCCCAGGGCTTGTCGGGAATTTCGTCAACCAGATATCTATTTGACATTTCCGAATCGGCCTGGCGTCGATGCCAATGGTTGAGCTTTGCCTTCATCCTGAAACGCCGCCTCACCGATAGCTGCCTCCAGCTCCATCTCTCCGGTTATTGTATTGAAAAATTTATCAAAACTGAAGCCCTGATTTCGCATATCCTTGTATTTCTTCAAGTTAGCAGCCATGCGTTTTTCAGCTTCCTTTTCATCGACTATATCGGGATTGAATTTCATAAAGAACTGACCTGGGGACAAAACACCGTTTTGAACATCCCATTGATACTGCTTCCTTTTCTCCATCGGCTCAATGTAGGTCTCCAGTTCCGCAAAATCAATTTTGAATTCAAGTGATTCTGGGATCGCGCCCGGGTTGTAGGTATTGTAAACCAATCGAATCATCTCGAATAGTTCACCTTCTACCCTGCGAAATACCGGCAACTGCGCCTCCCTGATTTCCCGCAAGCCCCGGTTTTTGATATTCAATGCCTTACCACTGGCCTCCTCCCCGCTCACTGCAAACATATCAATTGATAATCCATAGGTTGCCAGGAAGGCATTGATGTCAGCCTGGAGCGATAATTCCATTTCATTGAATTGCGCAACCAAATCCAGAACCCCAACCTCTGAATTCTCTCCGGTCAATAAAAATGCAGTCAATGGATCGGATGCCATCTTGGGGGCAACGTCTCCTTTTTGCGACCGAAACCAAAGCTGCTTGAATGACTGGTGCTTGAATAGATGATCCTTCAGCGTCCGCTTGAATCCTGTCGCAATTGTACCGTCAACTATATCGCTGCCTTCGGTAGGATTCCAGAACATCCCCGGCAACTGATTCATGTGAACAATTACAAACGGCAGTTTGCCATAAGGGTTGATCATTTCGGGGTTGTCCTCTGTTGGGGGTCTCACATCTCCTTTTTCGTTGAAAAGAAAATGCTCAAAGTCAGACCAAAAGACATTGATCATTTCAACCTTAAATTCGCTATCGATGTATTCGATTTCGTAGTAAATGGCGGCAGCCTGCTGCGGGTATCTATCCCGCTGAATGACTGATGTGTTGGCCGGAGTCTGTAAATCTAATGTAATCTTTTCCGTATCCTCATCCCATCCTACCCGGATTAATACATCATTCAAGGCTGTCCCATATCGGTTGCACTGCTTCATGAATTCGTTGATGCCTAGATAATCGTAAATGTCATCTATGATTTCATTCTCGCCATAGTCCCGCGTAGGGGCAACCTTGTAAACGACTGAAACATCATTGACAACCTTTTTAAAAATGTTCTGCGTTGTGTTTTTCAGTAATCGAATCCTTTCATAATTTTCCTTGATGAATTGCCCAGCTAACGTTTTCTCTAGAATTTCGCTCCAATCATCATGATATACAGCCAGGCGCACATTAGCTTTATCTTGCCTCGATATATCCTCTTGCTTCTTTGCTTCCAGAAACGATTTCAAAACAACCGCCGCCGTCTTGCTCTCAAATAATTGATCCGGCATAATTCACCTCACTATAAAGTACTTACGCTATCACCCCGCAGGGGGTATTTCCAGGTTACGAAAAACTCAAGCGCGGTCATCATGTGCGAAGCCCAGTTATGGATCGGCTTGTCGCTCGTTGGCCGCCCTTCATCGTCAACAGGAAACCGATAGTTTGAAACACGGTCCTGAAATAAAACACAACGCTTTGAAACATAGAGCTTCGGCATGATCTTTCGAGTAGCCAATATCCGTTCATCATAAGTATGAATCCATGGCGTTCTGATTTCAATGCCGCATTCATGCAACCATGATACCCATGATTTCTTTGTAACTCCCCGCGCCTTGCCCGCCGGGTCTCCAATATGATCCTCATATTTGTTTTTGTATTTGCCCTTGACAAGCTCTGCAAAATACGGCGGCTCTTCTTCATTGAGTTCAAATTCATCGACTATCAAGATATCACCCAAAGGATTAATTTGCAACCATATAATCGATGTAGGATCCCCGATGCCAAAATCCCAGGTTGAGTAAAGCGGCAGGTGTGGATCATACTCCAAGTCAATGACATGCAATAGATCGAAGTTATAATAGACCTGGCCTTCGACGGAACCGGCATAACTGATCTCATATTCCCTGGCTATCTGCTCGCGGGTCAAGCCTTTGATTTCCTGTTCATACCATGCCTGCGTTTTCTCCGGATTCATTTTCCAATGCCAAGTATTTATTTTGAAGCCTGTTTCTTTTTGATCTGAGAATCGAAGCCTTGCAAAGTTATTTCCCTTACCATTCGGAGTGCTGCCGAATTTTTTATTATTTGGACAGGCCGAATGAATGCCCGCGAATATACTTTCCGAGTTATCACAATAAGCCCATTCATCCGCCTTGATCTTATTATAGACCCCGCCACGCCCGGCCTTAACGTTCGTACTTTCACCTTTAACAAAAGAGCCATTGACCGTATTGGTTATTTTCAGGTTACTAAAGGCAAGGGGCGCTTTCAGAAATGGCGGCAATTTATCCCACATGAAAAACAAGCGGCCAAAAAGTGAATCAGTCGTGGCGTTCATCCCGCCATCATCGACAAGATTTTCCTTGCGGCTTATAACCTTTTCTGAATAACTGTCCTCGAAAGTGATGCAATGCAAACTGTCCACCATGACCGCCCATGACCAAAGCATCTGCCTGGATTTTTCGTCAAGTGTATTGCCCGGATTGTGAAGCGAAAGTAATAGTTCCCGCAAATAGGGATAATCCGGGAAAGGGACAATATCGGTTTTGATCAAAGCGCCGTCGCGGAGTTTCTTTTCGGTCAAACAATACTTTGTGGCGAAGTAAACTACATCTTTTCTGCATCGCAAATATTCAGCAGCATATTCATAGTTGGTCACGTTTCTTTTTCAACAGCAGCGATTGCTTTTCTAACCTCTTCATAAGATGGGCCAATATTAATGTTCCCGGAATGCTTGACCTCTTCTTTTAAATATCCCAGGTGCTTGCCGATCTTTTCCAGACTGTCGTTTTTTGAAATGAGTTTGATTTTTTTCAATAAACCAATAGCCATCTTTTGATCACCTTCAGCGGCATCAAATATCTCTGTTACCTCAAGACCGTTAATTGCTCGCCTTGCAGATTCAGGCATATTCTTAATGAGCTTCAAAGATCCATCATCCTCAAATAAATCTATTGGATCGAGAAACCCTGAATGGCATAGTTCCTGCAACCATCGCTCTAATGTGATTCCAACTCTTTCGGCAATAGTTTTTTGAGCCTCAGCAATAGCAGCAGCTATGTCAACATTTGTCAACAATCTTTGCCCTATCGATCTTGCCGTCTTTTTACTGTAACCAGCTCCAATTGCCGACTTCGTAGCATTGAAATATGTATCACTACCTGGCTTTAAATATAATAATACAAAGTGAGCTTTTTTGGGAGTAAACTTATTCACTTTTCATCAAACCCTCGCACCGGCATATACCGGGCGATGTACTTTTTGTCTATCTGTTTTTCACTGTACTGTAGAAATGCGGCCTGGGCTTTAAGCCAGGCGATTATTTGCTTCAGCATTTTTGGAGATGTGTTGTTGATCATCAGTGTAGCGGCAATGAAATTAGGTTTTAGTTTATCGCCCATAGTGCGCCCCTAAAATAAATCCAATTATAAAGCCAAGGACAAATGAAATTCCGATAGTAATCAAAAATGGAATAATCAATTTCCTGATTTCCATCAATGGAACCATCGTCAATTTTGTTATTTCAGATTGAACTTTTTTAATACCAGCAATACTTTTTTTTACATTGATTGCCATTTCAAAATTTAATTTATTCGATTTCTTTGGTATACTTGCCATTATAGCACCTTAATTGATTGCCCATATCGCATAAAT